CAGGTCCACAAGGTGATGCTTCAACCGTGCCTGGCCCAACGGGTGCAACAGGCCCTGCGGGTGCCACAGGTCCAACTGGTGCAACAGGTCCACAAGGAATCCAAGGCCCAACGGGTGCAACTGGTCCACAAGGTGCGGCTGGTGCGAATGGTGGCTCTACCAGTTTATTCGATTACAACGCAGACACCTCATCAACTTCAGGTGACCCTGGTGCTGGCGACATACGCTGGAACAACAGCGCTCAAATCAACGCTACAGCGTTGCTCATCGACCATTTAGACACCAATGGCAACGATATTGACGTGTTTATCGCGCTGCTCAAAGCAGACGATTTCATTATCATTCAAGACCGAGATGTTCACACCAACTTTCAGAAGTTTAAAGTCACAGCGGCTGCAACCGTTCTCGGTGGCTACAGCACCGTTCCAGTAGTCTTAGACTCATCAGGCGGCACTGGCACCACCAACTTCGCCAACAATCAGGCTCTTGCTTTGTTGCTTATTAATGTCGGCCTTACAGGCGCAACTGGCCCAATCGGTCCAACAGGTCCAACTGGTGCGACTGGCCCAACAGGTCCAGCAGGCGCAACTGGAGCCACAGGCCCACAGGGTGATGCGGGTCCAACTGGAGCAACAGGCCCAGCTGGTGCAAATGGAGCAACAGGCGCAACTGGCCCACAAGGCGAGACTGGGGCTACAGGCCCAACAGGCCCAGTCGGTGCTACAGGCCCAGCAGGCGCAACAGGCGCAACTGGCCCACAAGGTATCCAAGGAATCCAAGGCATTCAAGGAATCCAAGGCGAGACTGGAGCGACTGGCCCAACAGGTGCAGTCGGTCCAACAGGTGCAGTCGGTCCAACAGGTGCAACTGGCCCGCAAGGTGACATAGGCCCAACTGGAGCTACAGGCCCAGTCGGTGCAACTGGCCCACAAGGAATCCAAGGCGACACTGGGGCCACTGGTCCAACAGGCGCCACAGGTGCACAAGGCCCAACAGGGGCAACTGGTCCACAAGGAATCCAAGGCGACACTGGAGCAACTGGTCCAACTGGAGCAACTGGTTCAGCTGGTGCAACAGGCGCAACAGGCCCAAGCGGTTCCACTGGCCCAACTGGTGCAACTGGTCCAACAGGACCTGCAGGTAGTGACAATCCGATTGTTGACTACATTGATGGCGGCGTTGCCAGCATAACAGGCGATGCTATATACAATTCGGGGTTGTCAAATGCTTCATCTTGGACCTACACCATAGATGCTGGCGCTTCTATAACAACGTTCTAACTCAAAGACAAGGAAAAAACCATGACAGCAAGACTCCAAAATCGCCGAGATACGGCAGCAAACTGGACATCTAATAATCCAACCCTAGCTGCGGGTGAGTTGGGGCTTGAAACTGACACAGCTAAGTTTAAGATGGGCGATGGCACTACAGCCTGGAACTCACTTGCGTATGCTTACACAGCGGGTGCTTCAGGCCCTGCGGGCGCAACAGGCCCATCAGGTCCTTCAGGTCCAGTCGGCCCAACAGGCGCAACTGGTCCAACAGGCGCAACTGGTCCAACAGGAGCTACAGGTCCAACGGGTGCAACTGGCCCAACTGGAGCAACAGGCCCTGAAGGTGCTACAGGCCCAACAGGTGCAACTGGCCCAACTGGTGACACAGGACCAACTGGTCCAACAGGCGCCACAGGCCCAACTGGCGCAGGCGGTGTTGAAGCTGTAAACGCTCAGACTGGAACCACTTACACGTTTGTTCTAGGCGACAAAGACGATTTAGTCACCGCCTCAAACGGTTCTGCACAGACCTACACCATTCCACTTAACTCCTCAGTGGCATTCCCAGTCGGCAGCCTTATCAACCTCATTCAAATAGGCGCTGGTCAAGTGACTGTCCAAGGAGCTGGTGGCGTGACTGTGCTTTCTACAGGAGCAACAGCAGCAACACCAAAGACACGTGTTCAATACTCTGTCATGACTTTAATTAAGTCAGGCACCGATGCTTGGTATGCGACAGGAGACATAGCCTAATGCCAATCCTTGGGGTAATCGCTAGCGCTGTACAAAAGGGCATCGCCTTTGGCCTTGGTCCTAACTATGGTCCAAGCACACCATACCAGCTAGCCAGGTCTTGGTCTATGCAGTATGGAAATGGGCTGTATTTGTTTCAAAGCACAGGAGACAACAAAATATATACCAGCTCTAACACAACTAGTTGGACTGGCTATACTCAACCTACGCGTTTTGACACTCAAACACAGATAGGTTTTGACGGCACATATTTTTGGAACACTGGTTGGGGCGGCACACCTAGCGTCTTCTACGTCTTTTACTCCACCAACGGCGCAAGCTGGACCACTGCACAACCTGCTACAGCCAACCTGCCCGCAGACCCAACCATCGGCAGTTTTTGGGCTGGCAAGGGGCGATTTGCTGGAAAATATTACGTTAGAGCCAACGGAACTGGCGCGTATGGCATGTTAACAGCAGACAGCTTGACTGGAACTTGGACATTTAATAGCAATGGTGGCACCACGTATTACTGGGGCTGCAAAAACAACGGCACCTTTACGATGATGACGCAAAACGGCGGAAACAATATTGCGTACGCAACAAACCCAGCTGGGTCTTGGAACGTTGCCACTAAAGGTACGGGCGGCGACAGTTTGTCAACAGGTGTGTCAGGCAGTAGAATGTTTACTGATTACGCAAATGGGGTTACATATTCCACCAACGGCGCCAGCTGGACTCAAGTATCGGTTGCACCTGGTTCTTCTTCTACAGTTAGCGGCGCGTGTTCGGGCAATGGTACTGGCGTTATCTCAACAGGTTGGTACCAACAAAGATACTGGTACTCTACCAATAACGGAAACAGCTGGGCAGAAGCAAGCCTTGTGGTGCAAACTGGTAGCCAAGCGCAGACCAATAGCGAGTATGCGGGCAGCTACATTTGGCTCTGTGCAAACGGTGTTGGTTTATGGCGCATGGACCCATCAACTCCACAAACTGCTACACAAATCAGTATCACGAATTACAACATCACCCAAGTTAGTGGTGCTCAGTGGTCTGTGACCAATGGTGCGGGCGTAGTGCTTCGCGGCGCTCAAAACTCAGCAAACAGCGACTACCCGATAATTATTAGACAAGCTAACAACACCTCAACAACAGTCACAACCCCTGCGGGTTTAACCAATGCAAACGGCTCTGGCTACCAAGCAACTTGGGACGGTTCTTACTTTTATTTTGTTCCATACAACTCAACGACTGGTTGGGCATCTGCAGACGGTACTACTTGGTCATCTTTTAGTTTGGTAGTAGGCTCCACCGTCTTAACCGCAAACAACAGCAAAGTCATAAGCTACTCACAAGGCAATTCAACGTTCTACATTTCCAATCTTTATCCCAGCATAAGCTGGAGCTCAGTAAATCCTGGGGTTTCTATGTGGTGGAGCGACAAGGATTCTAGCAATTTGTTGTGGCTCTTACTTGACGGCAACCCGTCTATCTACGTGCAAAACAGCGCATCAAGCACCAGCTTCACGTCTTACACCACGCCAGGACGCGATGGTCTGACTGGTTCTGCGGGCACTTGGTACGGTTATAAGTGCTACAGCGGTGGCGGCAAGAACTTTTTGATTGGCAATACCAATGGCTCATTAGAAATCAAGAACGGTTCCGTGACTGGGAATGGCGGTTGGACCAACTTTGCAACCCCGTTTACTGCAGCAGTAGAGGGCGTTGCGTATGGCGATGGTTATTGGTTGATTTATACCAGTGCTAAGATATACAAGACCTCGGACTTTGTCAACTACACTTTGTTAGACAAATATCCAACTAACGACAATTGGCAACTTTCAGTTAGAACTGGCAATGCTTCAGGTTCTGTCATTTATGACGGTTCTAAGTGGAGTTTTATCAATAACAACTCAACGCAAGTCTACACACAAGTATAAAAAAGGAGCAATAATGTCTGAAATCAAAAACTACACTTACACTGTAGAAGCAATCGACACGGGTTATGAAGTGAAGGTGTTCGACGGCATTGCTGTTGAGCCGTTCCTTTTACAACCGTTTAACCCTGAAAACAACAACCTAGAATGGGCTAATGAAGAAGAAGCAGCAGCTTGGGCTCAAAAGCAAATCGATATGTGCGTTGAGCGAGATGCCATGCCACCAAAGCCAGTGCTTGACCCAATCCAATTGATGGAACAAGCTGTAGAAGATTCTGCACGCATCGCTCGCTTAGAGGATTTGCTTAACAAACTAGTTATCAAGCTAGACGCTTAAGTTGTTTTGCGGGGGAGCAAAATGAGATTCCACATTGTGGCACTGCCACACACTCAAGTCACTAAAGAGTTTACAAGTTGCGCATTCACCGAAAAGGTGCGTCGCTTCTGCATAATGATGACAAACCTCGGGCACGAGGTTATTCTTTATGCGGGTGAAAAAAACGAAGCACCAGTTGCAGAGTTAGTCACGTGTATCAACGAAAAACAACGGGCTGCTGCAACAGCTGGTGCTCACTACACCACAGCTTCGTTTGACACGACCTTGCCACACTGGCAAATATTCAATGCAAACGTCATTCGTGAAATGGGTAAACGCCTAGAGCCGAAAGACTTCATCTGCTTAATCGGCGGCTACGCACATAAACCAATTGCTGACGCTTTTCCTGACCACATGTCAGTAGAGTTCGGCATCGGCTATGGCGGCACATTTGCAAAATACCGTGTTTTTGAATCCTATGCATGGATGCACTCCATCTATGCGGGCTACAAAAATCCGACCACTGTAGATGGCATCTTTTTTGATGCAGTAATTAACGGTTTCATCGAACCCGACCAATTCCCAACGGGTAAAGGCGACGGCGATTACTACTTTTTCATTGGTCGATTGATTGAACGAAAAGGCTACCACATTGCTCAAGAGGTTTGCGAGCGATTAGGCAAAAGACTCATAATCGCGGGCCCAGGCCAACCAAATGGTGGTTATGGCGAGTTTATCGGCAACGTTGGTCCTGAAAAACGGGCCGAGCTGATGGGTGGGGCAATCGCACTTTTTGCGCCGACAACGTACATCGAACCTTTTGGCAATATCGTTGTTGAAGCTCAAACCTGCGGCACCCCAACGATAACGACTGACTGGGGCGCTTTTACAGAGACCAACAACCACGGGGTGACTGGCTACAGATGCCGCACACTAGCAGATTTCGTTCGTGCGGCCGAGGACGTAAAGTCGCTCGACCGTGTGGCGATTAGAAAACAAGCCATTGAAAAATACTCGCTTGAAGCTATCGCACCGAAATACCAAGACTATTTTGAGCGGCTGTTGACCCTTTGGGACGACGGCTGGTACCAACTAAATGAAAAAGAAAAGGTTGCCAAATGAGCTTATCCAACAGACTGCGCAAGGCAAGCGAGCAGCGGGCACAGAACATGTTTATGGAGCCGCTTATCCCATCACGACCAGCTTACGCAACCCCAGCTGGCGTTGATGTTAGCGCTGAGACTGCGATTCGCATGTCCACTGTTTATGCTTGCGTTCGTCTTTTGGGCGACACCATTTCGTCTCTGCCACTCGGCGCCTATGTTCGCCGCGGTCGCAATCGCATTCCATACGCCGTTGTTTATGGCGAACAACCAGCTTGGGTAAACAAGCCCAACCCAGATTGCACTCGCCTAGACTTTTACGAGCAAGTAATCTCCTCTCTTAACTTGCACGGCAACGCTTTTATCATCACAGTGCGCGATGACCTCGGGGACGTTGTTGAGCTCTATGCCGTCAACCCATTGAATGTCCGCATTCGACGCCCTGACCCAAATGCAGAGGTCCTTTATGAAGTGACTATCGGCATCCAGCCAGGTGGCGTGGTGTACGAGGACATGCAGTCTGTGACACAAGAAGTCAAGACCATGGTTTTGACCAAGCGCGAAATGCTCCATATTCCGATGTTTAAACTCCCTGGCCAACTTCTTGGTCTTGGCCCAATCGGCGCTGCCCGAGTCACGCTTGGTTCTGCGATGGCAGCCGAAGTCTATGCAGCCAGTTATTTTGGCAACGCTGCCAACCCAGGCGGTGTTATTGAAGCCCCAACCGAGTTGACCGAGGAACAAATCACAGACATCGCTCGCAACTGGAACCTTTCACATTCGGGTCCTTATCGCGCTGGCAAGCTTGGTGTTTTGACTGGTGGCGCTTCGTTTAAGCCACTCACACTTAACGCCGCCGACGCGCAACTTCTTGAAGTTAGGCGTTTCGGAGTTGAAGAAATCGCCCGCCTTTTCCGTGTGCCGATTTCACTGCTTGGCCACCCAGTAGCTGGAGCCATGAGCTTTGCATCAGTTGAAGCTCAGAACCTGTCTTTTGTTCAACATTCGCTGCGCCCACTTTTGGAGCGTTTAGAGCAAGCACTTTCACCTCTTTTGCCTGAGCCTGACGGCTTTATTAAGTTCAACCTTGATGCACTGCTTCGCGGCACCACACTCGAGCGCTATGAGGCCTACACCAAGGGCTTAAATGAAGGCTTCTTATCACTCAATGACGTCCGCGCCGTTGAAGACCTCAGCCCGCTTGGCGAAGCTGGCGACCAGTATAGAGTTCCACTGCAGAACATCGATGCATCAGATGCTAAAGACGTCGGCTTGAAACTACGAACCGAAATCGCAACCAACCTGATTCAAGTCGGGTTCGAACCGAAGTCAGTCCTTGAAGCTGTCGGCTTGCCTGCGATGAACCACACTGGAGTTCCAACAGGTCAGTTGCAACAGGTCTCAACGATTGACCCTGCAAACCCACTATCAGTCTATGAGGTCGAATAATGCCATATTACATTTCAGACCAGCAGAGCGACTGCTCAGGCTGGGCGACAGTAAAGCAAGAAGCTGACGGCAGCTATACAACAGTTGGCTGTCATGACACAAAGCAAGACGCGATTGACCAAATGGTCGCGGTTTCTATCTCTGAGGACATGGAGCCAGGCGGTGAAGTTCAACGTGATTCAGTCGGGGAAGACAGGAGCAAGATGAAGAAAATCGAGCGCCGCACCTACACAGTGCGCAACGTCGAGACACGACAAGAGGACGACGGCAAAATGCGCCTGTCGGGTTATGCAGCCGTTTTCAACGACGCCAGCGTGCCACTCCCATTCAGAGAGCGCATCGCCCCTGGTGCTTTCCGCAAGACTTTAAGCGAAACCCCCGATGTTCGTTTGTTAATCAATCATGAGGGCCTACCACTGGCTCGCACCAAAAACAACACTCTAGCATTGACCGAAGACGAAGTCGGCTTGCGTTTTGACGCAGAATTGCCTGATACTTCAGAGGCTCGCGACCTTTACACTTTAATCGAGCGCGGCGACGTTGACCAAATGAGCTTCGCTTTTCGTGTGATTCGCCAAAAATGGAATGATGACCGCACAGAGCGCACACTTACCGAGGTTTCGCTATCTGACGGCGACGTTTCAGTCGTCACCTACCCTGCTTACCCAACTACCACAGTCGAAGCACGCGAGCACCTACAAAACGCGGTTCGGGCTGTTAAAGAAGGACGCGAAATCTCAGGCGAGTCGCTTTTGGTCTTACAAGAGGTCTTTAACGATTTGACTGAAGGCCATGATTACATCATGAGAGCTGTTGAAGTCATGGCGACTTTAATGGACGCACAAGAGACACAATCTGAGGACGAACTCGATGAAGAAATGCCAGCAGAGGACCAAGCCACACAACCTCGCGCCATTTCACTTCGTCTTGCCAAAGCAATCGTCAACAGCACAAAATAGCATTCTGTTAGTAAATCGCTAGCAGATACCGAAGTCGGAGCGAGACTCACACCCCAAAAGCGCCGTGAGCACAATCGCCACCACCTCGATTCCAAACTCATAAGGAGCAGAATACGATGTCATATCTTGACAAAGTAATCGAGCGCCGTGATGCAGTAAAGGCTGAAATGGATGCAGTTCTTGAAGCAGTAGCTGAAGAGAACCGCACCGACCTTACTGCAGAGGAGACCGAGAAGGTTGACGCTCTTGTAGAAGAGTCACGTTCACTCGATTCAAAAATCGAAAAGCTGAAGGCACAAGCAGACGCTGACGCAAAAGCCTCAGAGGCTCGCGCTTCAGTTGCAGCAGTTGCAACTCCAGCTTCAACAAGCATCAAGGTCGTGTCAGAAGCACGCACCTACGCAGAGGGTTCTGAGAACTCATTCGTACGCGACGCATTCAATGCTCAAGTACGCAACGATTTTGCAGCATCTGAGCGTCTTGCACGCCACATGAAAGAGGAAGCAATCGAGCGCCGCGATGTCGGCACTTCAGCTTTCGCTGGTTTAGTGGTACCTCAATATCTTATCGAACTAGCCGCACCTCTAGCTAGAAGCGGAAGACCTACTGCAGATTTCGCAACCAACAAAATGACCCTACCTACAGCTGGCATGAAGTTGGAAATCTCCCGCATGACAACTGGGTCCTCAACTGCTATTCAGGCGACTGAGAATGCAGCTGTCAGCGAGACTGACGTTGATGACACATTGTTAACTGTTGACGTGCGTACAATCGCTGGACAACAGGACCTCTCACGCCAAGCAATCGAGCGCGGTACTGGCATTGACACTTTCGTCGTTGCAGACTTAATTCGTTCATGGCACACCACTCTTGATAGCCAGATTCTAAATGGAGCTGGTACTTCAGGAACAATCAAGGGCATTCGCAACTCAGGTGGTAATGCAGTTACTTTCACATCAACTGCACCAACTGTTGCACTCCTTTACCCAAAGCTAGCTGATGCGTTGCAACAGGTACAAAGCAACGTCTTCACAACACCAACACACTGGATTATGCACCCACGTCGTCTAGCATTCTTGCTAGCTGGCGTTGACAGCTCAAATCGTCCACTTGTTGTGCCAGCAGCGGGCTCACCAATGAACGCTGTATCAACTGGCGCTGGAGCTGCACAATATGGCAACTCAGGCTATCAGTTGCTCGGACTTCCAATCATCACAGATGCAAGCGTAGGCACAACCTATGGCACAGGCACAAACCAAGACGAAATCTACTTGGTTGACAGCCGTGAAATGCACCTATGGGAGCAACCAGGCACACCGTTCGCACTACGTTTCGATGCAACTGCCCCAGGCAACTTGACCATCAAGACCGTAGTTTATGGATACGCAGCGTTCACCGCAGAGCGTTATCCGTTGGCCGCTTCTATCATCTCAGGAACAGGCCTAACAGCACCGTCCTTCTAGTCTGAAGGTTCGGCACTAAAGTACAAGTGCAAGGCAAGTGGGACTCCCCCGACTCATTTGCCTTGCACCTCTTAGGGGGAGAGCATGAAAGCAAGTCATAAAGTATCTATCGGGGTCTGTGACCCTGGCATGGTGAACGGCGATTTCGCTTTTCGCATGATTCAATTAGCACAATCTCGCAGCTCACGGCTTGGGCCATTTGTGCGCACCAAAGGTTCGGGCTTGCTTAGCAAGTTACGCAACCGAGTGGTTAAGTCTTTCCTTGACGACACCAACTCCGATTGGCTTTTGCTAATTGACGCCGACGAGCAACTGTCGCCACAAGCATTTGACCAGCTCATCAACGTAGCGCATGACAAAGACCGCCCAGTTGTAGCGGGTCTTTATTTTGGAGCTTGGGACGCCAATAAAAACCTTTACCCAGTGCCCGTGCCACTCATATTCAGGGACACTCCAAAGGGCTTCACGCCCATAAACGATTACCAACGCAACTCGATTTTTGAAATCGATGCTTGCGGTACTGGTTGCATGCTTATTCATCGCAGCGTGCTTGAAAAGATGCGCGAAACTGCAGACCCGAACCAAGGCACTGACTGGTGCTGGTTTTGGGACGGGCCCATCAATGGCGAGTGGATAAGTGAAGACTTGCTGTTTTGTCGCAGGATTAGGCAGTTAGGCTTTCCGATTTACGCAAACACCGCGGCCATCTTGCCGCACCAAAAGACTTACTGGCTTGACGAGAGGCACCACATTGATAGGCAGCTCAACGAGAACAGCTAGAGAAAAGGACACAGCGTGGCTCTAACCAACTGCTATTGCACCCTGTCTGACTTGAAGAACTCCCTTGCTATCGAGGATATTCAAGACGACACAGCGCTTGAAGCTGCGATTTTGACTGCTAGTCGCATGATTGATGACTACACTGGCAGATTCTTTTATCGGGACGGCACCACGGCCGCTCCAGTAACTCGCTATTATACACCCGACAGTTGGTACATCACCAACTTAGATGATTTTGTCTCTTTAAACCAAATCGCATTAGACGACGATTTCGACCAAACCTACACTACTATTCTTGCAACTAGCGATTACTTAATCGACCCAGTCAACAACGCACGGCGCGGTTGGCCATACACTCGCATTACCGCTATCGACCGCTACATTTTTCCTTATGCTTATCCGCAATCGGTTCGAGTCCAGGGCGTTTGGGGCTGGCCTTCAGTACCAGCTGAAATTGCTATGGCAACAAAGATTCAAGCTTCTCGTCTTTTTATTCGCCGTCAATCTCCATTTGGTATTGCTGGCACGCCTGAACTCGGCACAGTTCGCTTGACGTCTCGACTTGACCCAGATGTTGAAGCTTTAATCCGCCCATTCCGCAAGATGAACGGTTTAGTCGCGTGATTCCAAGTCAAATCAGAGATGGCATCAAACAAAACCTCAGCGACATCGACGACCTTCGATGCTACGACCAAGTCCCTGATGTTATCGTTCCGCCATGCGCAATCGTTGGACAACTTGATTTCACTTTCGACTTAAACAACGCTCGCGGCCTCGACCAGTCCAATCTTGATGTGTTCGTCATCGTTCAGCGCTTTTCGGAGCGTGCTGGACAAACCAAGTTAGATAAGTATCTAGCTGGTTCGGGCGATTACTCTATCAAGGCGGCCATCGAGTCAGACCGAACTTTGGGCGGTGCTTGCAACACGTTGCGAGTTACTTCAGCAGAGTCGGGCACTTTCCAAATGGGCGATATCGACTACCTGTCTTATCGTTATCGAATCACTGTATGGGGTCAAGGAGACTAACCATGAACTACACAATCGCCTCGGACACACTCGAGGTCGGCACCAAGAAAAAAGGCGACCAAGTCGCTAC